AAACCATCTTATAATGGTCACTTGACAAAAAACTTTGGGTATCAAGAAATGATAAAAAGTTCTACAGCAGATAGACTTGGGATTTCAAATGATGCTTCGAGGGAACACGTTATTAATTTAGTCAATCTCTGTAACTTTATTCTACAACCGATAAGAGATGAGTTCGGGGTTATTCGTATCAATAGCGGATATCGTTCACCAGCATTGAATAAGGCAGTGGGCGGTTCAAAGACAAGTCAGCATTGTAATGGTCAAGCAGCAGATTTTGAATCAACAAGAATTTCAAATCCAGACCTCGCAAAATGGATTGAAAAGAATCTAGTATTTGACCAGCTCATTCTAGAATTTTATGATGGAGTTGACCCAAATAGTGGATGGGTACATTGTTCTTATGTTCTTGATGGGAGCAATCGAAGTAAAACAATGACGGCTCTAAGAGTCAATGGGAAGACCCAATACAAGCCGGGACTTCTTTCATGAGGGGGAAATATGAAATATGTGTGGCTTATTTACTTACAATTTTTATTTGTAATAGGGCAATTTAATAGGAGAAAGAATTGGATTGACAAACACATCTTAATGTGTTATAATGAGTTAGATAAGTTAAAAGTGAACTATGTTAAATATCACAATTTTGATGAAAAAGAATAGATGAGTTTTTATACCAATGTTGTTACACTAGGAAATAATATACTATTTCGTGGTATCTCTTCTGACGGCAAAAGATTCAAAGACAGAATAGAATACCATCCTACCTTATTCATACCTACACAAGAAGAAACCAAATTCCGCACTCTGGAAGGTAAACCAGTTGGAGAAATCCGGCCAGGAAACATGAAAGAGTGTCGTGATTTCATCCGCAAATACAAAGAGATTAATAACTTTAACATTTACGGCAATGATAAGTTTGAATTCTCTTTCATAGCAGAACATTTTCCAGAAGAGCATATTGAATATGACTTTTCCAAGATTCGTATTGCTTATCTTGATATCGAAACTGGTTCTGAAAATGGATTTCCAAACATCGAAACTGCTAATGAAGAAGTTACAGCAATCACCGTCAAGATTGATAAAAAGTGTTATGTTTTCGGTAGGGGTGAATTTGTTCACGATAGGAAAGATGTATTCTATTTCCGATTTGATTCTGAACGAGCACTTCTCCAAAAGTTTTTTGAAGTGTGGGATAAAGAATCTCCTGACATTATCACAGGATGGAACATAGAAACATTTGATATTCCGTATCTTGTCAATCGTGCTCAAAGACTCTTTGATGCTAAGAAAGACCCATCGAAATTACTTTCGCCTTGGAGAAAGATTCGTGAATATATGATGTATGGATTGGGCGGTAAAGAAATCCAAACGTATGAAATCTATGGTGTGGAAACTCTTGACTATCTTTCAACATATCGTAAATTCACTTCTGTCAATCAAGAGTCTTATCGACTTGACCACATTGCTTTTGTTGAATTGGGTGAACATAAACTCGACTATTCTGAGCAGGGTTCTCTCCATCTTCTTTACAAAAACGATTACCAGAAGTTCATAGAATACAATATCAAAGATGTGGAGTTGGTAGAACAACTTGAGGGTAAGATGAAACTACTTGAGATGGTTGTATCACTTGCTTATCTTAGTAAGGTGAACTATGGTAATACATTCGGCCAAGTAAGAATGTGGGATACTCTGATTTACAACAATCTCTTGAGAAAGAACATTGTAATTCCACCCAAAACACACGCTAGTAAATCATCCAACTTTGAGGGAGCATTTGTGAAAGACCCACAAATCGGTTCTCATAATTGGGTTGTGAATTTTGACTTGAATTCTCTGTATCCTCATCTAATCATGCAGTACAACATTTCACCAGAAACTTTGATTACTGATGAACTACCACCAGAATTACAAAAGATAAAAGATTCTAGGCCTGGGGTAGATGGATTGTTGGATGAAACTTTGGATTTACAAGCATTGGAAAAATACAAAGTAACCTATACTCCCAACAACGAATTTTACAAGACGGATAAACAGGGATTTCTTCCAGAGATGATGCAAGAACTTTATGACAATCGTGTCAAATACAAAAAGTCGATGATTGAAGCAAAGAAGAAGTTGGAGAAAGAGAAAGACAGGAAAGAAAAGAGAAACCTGACACATCTTATTTCCAAGTATCACAATATGCAGAACAACCTAAAGATTACTCTTAACTCTGCTTTTGGTGCTATGGGTAATCAACATTTCCGATATTTTGACCAACGAATTGCGGAGGCAATCACTACCTCTGGGCAGTTATCCATCAAGTGGGTGGAGAAAGAAATCAATCGATATCTAAATGGGATTCTAAAACCAGAAGAAGAAAAAGATTATGTTGTAGCAGTTGATACTGATTCTGTTTATATCTGTATGGATGACCTTGTGAAACAAGTGTATGGTGATAACATAGAAGACAAGACTAAAGTGATTAATTTTCTCGACAAGGTTTGTGCTGAACAGATGGAAAAGATCATCGATAAGTCATATGATAAACTCAAGGATTATGTAAATGCTTTCGAGCAAAAGATGGTGATGAAACGTGAGAATCTAGCAGACAAAGCACTATGGACTGCTAAGAAAAGATACATCATGAATGTACATGACTCTGAAGGTGTGAGATATGAAGAACCCAAACTCAAGATGATGGGTATCGAAGCAATAAGGTCATCAACTCCATCCGCTTGTAAAGAAAAGATGAAAAACATCTTCAAGATTATTATGAATGGAACTGAAGATGATGTGATAACATACATTGATGATTTCCGAAAAGAGTTCATGACACTAGGAGCAGAAGAAATCTTCTTTCCTCGCTCAGTTCGTGGTCTTGAGAAATATCACGATTCAGCAAACCTTTACAAAAAAGGTTCTCCTGTTCATGTCAAAGCAGCATTGTTGTATAATAAATTACTAAAGGATAAGAAACTAACTAACGATTATCCAGTAATCAAGGATGGAGAGAAGATAAAGTTTGCTTATCTCAAGAAACAGAATATGGTGGGCGGGGATGCGATTGGAATTATGAATCAACTTCCACCAGAACTTGAACTTGAAGCGTATATCGATTATGATAAGATGTTTGAGAAATCATTTGTTGAACCGATGAAAGTTATTCTAGATGCTGTTGGTTGGCATACAGAGAAAGTATCAACATTAGAAAGTTTTTTTGGAAGTTAAATGTATTTTGGGTTACTTACACTTTTTACAGCATTAGCAATAAGTTGTGTTGCCGCTTGGTATTCTATAGTTGGTTTGATGGCCATCTTTTCGGGCGCTACCACAGCAATTATGATAATGGGGGTAGTTCTGGAAGTAGGTAAACTCATTTGTGCTAGTTGGACATTTACCAATTGGAAGACTTGTCCTGTTATAATGAAAACATACTTCATTGGTGCTGTAGTTGTGCTGATGATTATTACATCACTTGGTATATTTGGGTTTCTTTCTCGAGCTCACATTACTCAATCTTCCCCTACTTCACTTCTGGAAGAAAGAATAACACGAATAGACCTCAAGGTAGAACAAAAGAACATCCAGATAAACCGATATCAAGGTAGATTGGATATTTTAGATAAAGCACTAAATCGCTATATAGAACTTGGTGCAGTCAGCAAAGGATTACAAAAAATTGGAGAGATGGAAAACGAAACATCTCTTTTGAAATCAAAAATAGAAGGATTAGAAAATGAAATAGATGTTTTTACAGATGAGAAGTTTAATATGAAAACTAAACTAAATCTTGCGGAAGTTGAGGTTGGCCCTATTCGTTATGTTGCTAGTATGCTATATGATGATGTTAGTGAAAGTGAACTTGAACAGGCAGTTCGTTGGATTATTATTCTTCTCATCTTTGTATTTGACCCTCTAGCAGTTGTCTTGGTGATAGCTGCAAATATCTCTCTGAGGGAATATCGTAAAGAGAGAAAAATGGCGACAAGAACGATTATGGTTGCTCCAGACCTTAGCGACAAAGAAGTAATCGATAAGGAGAATGTTGCAGAATACGAAGAAGAAGATGGTAGTGAGAATTTCAAAATCCTCACATGGGATATGTTCAAAAGACTAAAGAAGTCTTAATAAAATTTGTGGGGGGCCTGGAGTGTCGTTCCAGCGGCACGCCCTCCATTTAAAAATGAAAGGTAAAAATGAAAGCAGAAGTGTATAGTACAACAAAATGTTCTTGGTGCGACAGAGTAGCAAGAGAATTGACGGATAGTGGAATAGAGGTTGAAAAAATTGATATTTCTGGTGATAAAAAATTACTAAAGCAAATGAGTGAAGCTGCTGGTAAAAAAGTTACAACTGTTCCTCAAGTTGTTATTGATGGAAAATATGTTGGTGGATATACAGAGACAGAAAGATTTATTAAAAACTTGACTGTTTCATCATAACTTGTTATTATTAAATATGATTAAAAAATAATTGAAAGGAATAACATGGAATGTTTAAGTGATATATCAAAAATAGAAAACATCATATCTACTTTACATAACGATATGTTTTTTATTGGAATAATGCTTATTGGAATGGCATTTATTGTAGGGGTTATGTTTGAAAAAATTCAAAATGGAGAAAAAATAATATGAGTTATATGAGTGACCTCGCTAAATCAGCGGGAAACGAATACGGAATGTTAGTGGATGATGGTATTTTTGGTGGTGAAGTTTCACAATACATCGATACTGGTTCTTATGTATTCAATGCTCTTTTGTCTGGAAGTA